AAAGACGAGATGCTGGCAAGGGATTTAAATGGGATGCTGTAAGATTTGCTCACAAAGTTTACAGTATTTTTCATTGTGCTGAAAATTGTGATGCAGAAATTCTAATATGGATGGATGCAGATATGGTTTGCCATAGCACAATGACTGAAAAAATACTAAATTCACTAATTCCTGAAAACACTGATCTTTGTTATTTAGGTCGCGAAGGAAAATTCAGTGAGTGTGGTTTATATTCTATGTATTTGCCCAGTCAGCGTATAAAAAACTTTTTAAAACAGTTTCAAAATTTTTACGATGATGCAGAAAACGGAATTTTTCGACTAGACGAGTGGCACGATAGTTTTGTTTTCGATGCTGTAAGACGTTTACACCCATTAGTCGAAGTGGATTGGTCAAAAGGATTAATAAAAGGCGAAGGTCATCCATTAATTAACAGTCCTTGGGGTGCATATCTTGATCATCTTAAAGGAAAACGTAAAGAATACGGAAAAAGTTTAACTACCGACCTTGTAGTCGACAGAAAAGAAGGATACTGGATAAAATGAAACAATCACATGGATTTTGGTTCCCAGATTATGACAATCATTTTCCGAGACTATTGGAAAAAAGTCTAAAAAAAGAAGGAATTTTGAGATATCAGTGGAAAGCACGTGATGCAGCTATTCAAATTTGTGATCAAAGACGAATTTGCTTAGATATTGGAGCAAATGTAGGATTATGGAGTTGTGATTTAGTAGAAAATTTTGAAAAAGTAATTGCATTTGAACCTGTACAAGAATTTGTTCAATGTTATAGAAAAAACGTTAAAAAAGATAACTATTTTGTCTATGAATGTGCATTAGGAAAAGAAAATTCATTTATTAATATGAATATTGTCGAAGGAAACACCGGTCATACTCATATCGATAAGAGTAGTTTCGGAAGAGGTGCCATACCCTTAAAAACTTTAGACAGTTTTAATTTTAGTGATATCGATTTGATAAAAATTGATGTAGAAGGTCACGAAAATGACATTTTAAAAGGTGCATTGGAAACAATTGAAAGGAATCGACCTGTGTTAGTTATAGAACAACAAAAACACGAATATCAAAATGATATGGAAACTCTTCCTGCTATTAAGTTATTACAAAGTATAGGTTATAAAGTTGTAAATCAATTTAACAAAGACTGGATTTTGAAGATCCTATAAGTAAGGAATAAATTTACGATAGATAAGCCCTTGGGATCCTTCAGTATCACTCCAATGTGCCGCCGCAAGATTATGAATCCACTGATCTCTTTCAAAAAATTCAGGATTTTCGATATTTTTTAAATCTTTGTTTGCTACATCCCAAGCAACACAACTTTGATCATCCACAAATATAGGTACGCCTTCACAAACGGCTGCAACTGCACTTGAACTGTTAAAAAAGACAGCGGCATGAGCTTTATGCATACTTTCTTTTAACGGTATACGTTGAGAATCTTGAACAGAAATAGTAGGACTTATAAATTTGCTAAAATCTTGAGGTTTACCTGGATGAGGTCTTATTACAATAGGTCGATCCGTGTATGTTCGTATTTTAGAAATTTTCATTTTTACCCAATCCATAGGATCTAAGTTTTTCATACTGAATCCGCCATCCCTTTGCATACAAACTAAGATATGTCTGCCCTTTGTTCTCCAATCTTTTAGCTCTAGATTCAATTCTCTTTTTATTTTTTGCCATTTTTCCGAATTACTGTTTTGATTAGCATATTCGGCTGTATCATAGAAAGGCCCATTTAAACTATATCTTAAAAATCGATTTTCTTTATCGGCATATTTCCAACATCCTGCATCGATGCACATAGTTTTACCACCATTTGCTTTTTGACCATTTACAACTTGTTGTCTTAACAAAATGTTCGGTGTATTTTTATCTTGTGTGACCCAACCTAGTATAACTGCTAGTCTACTAGGTTCATAGTCGTATGTGGTAGCAACTCTTACAGTCGCTCCACTTCTAGCAGCGCCTTCTGCAAAACTATTCAATGCGCTGGCTTTTTTAGGATGTTTATTTAAATTTAGAACACTACTATTATAAACAATGACGTCATACTTCATTTAGAATTTTCCATGCGAGACCACTTCTCATTTCGGCTTCGGTAAATTGAGAATATGCTAAATGAGCTGCCCATATGCCTACTTCGTCTAAAGTTGGTATGTAGGGATTTTCAATTTCTGCTAAATTGCTTTTACAAAGACTTTGTGCTGCATTTGGTCCAAGTGTAAATGCAGGTTTCCCTAATAAAAGTGCTTCTGTTGCGGCAATACTGTTGAATGTTACTAGACAATGAATGTCTGTTTGTAATGCCATTTCCATTGTATCTGTAGTAGCTCGTACACTTCTTCCTTGTTTTAATCTTATAATTATTGGTCTATCTGTATACTTTTTAATAGTCTCTACAGTTGTTTTTAACCATTCATCTAAATCTAAATTATAAAAGACCATAACTTTAGCACTAGGAGGACATAACAATATATTTCTTCCTCCTCGGAATTTACTTAATCTTACACCGGTAGCTTGAAGTCTGTCCATAGGTCTTTCGATAACAGGCCCTAAGTTTTGCATATTATTTTTAGTGACTCTATGGAATAATTTTTTTCTTCCATTGCCAAAATAACCAGTGTCTACATAGAAAAAATCTCTGCCTTGTTCTTTAAGAATAGCCATTTGCTTTCTTTTAGTAATTCCTCTAAGAACAACTGGCCCGTTTGATTTTTCTACATTATCCCATGTTGATATTTGTCCTCCGGCACCTAGAACAAAGTTTTGTAAAATTGGATCGTACATAAGTCCTTTTTTCTCAAAAAATCTAAATTCACTATCAGTAGACATAATTGTCTTAGTGTCTAACTGTTTAATTTTTTCTGTTATATTATCTATTTTTACTTCATAATACGAACCTGATGGATCAACTCTGTATTTTAATATGTCGTCAAATACATCATAAATTTGTTCTGGTAGATTGTCGTATTTAGACGGCGCCATTACTACTTCAGGCTCGGCTTTTTTTTCTGTCGACATTAAGTATTCGTATTTTTCTTTAATCCAGTGAGCACCATACTCGGTTTTCATGTAATGATCAAACCAAGGTCCACCTTCTGTATAATGTAAAGCTTTAGGCGAACCGTCAGTAGGTTCGTGATACCAATTGACTAACCAATTCCATTCTACAGAGATATCACCGATATCTTCATCATTGAGCCACTGAAATCTGTGTAACCATGCTCCGGTTCTAATATTAAGAATATCAGGAGTTAGTTGGCTATTTTTAGGATGAGCGCAATTCCATAAGATTAAACTACTCCAATTTTTTCGAGGATATGGATATTGTACCTTGCCATCCATTTTCATTGTTTGTTCAGGATTGTAGTCGTGTTTAACTACCATCACGGCTTTATCGTGATTTTTTTCAGCTAAGTCAAATAATTTTTTAACATCATCTAAGAACAGAAAATCACAATCGCAAAAAAGTGCCCAACCTTCAAATTTGGTTAAGTAAGGAACAAAAAATCTTGTAAATGTAAACTCTGTAGAACTTAAAACATCATGATGGCGTGTATACAGACCTTGCTTTCTAAGGTCTTTTTGTATAATTGGTATAATTTCAACATTGCTTTCTGTTCTAGTCACGATACTATGCTTACAAACTTGATAAGCAATATCTTCTCTACTATCCCAACCTATAAATACTTTCATTTTCTTTCTATGTCCTCTTCTTTACAATCTTCTCCGTATTGTATCTCTACAATTTTTAAAGGTACATTTCCTGGATTACATAATTGATGCCATTGGGTTTTAGAAATATGTAAACTTTGATGCTTGTGAAACACTCCGATTAATTCTTGGTCAGTGCTTCTATTGATTGTATAAATTTCAGCAGTACCTTCGACTATAAACCAATGTTCTGCTCTATGTTCATGTTTTTGCATACTCAAACATTGTCCTGGGTCTACTGTTAATTCTTTTACTTTAACTTCTTTACCATTTTCGTGTAATATACGATAGTATCCCCAGGGTCTTTCTGTTTTAGGAGACTTCCATTCTGTTAATATCCAACTGCTAGAATTTTTTTTATCTTCTCCACCGACACCGAACACAAACTCTAGGTTATCATCTATAATATCCATTTCTGGAATATTCGATGCTGTACGATCGCCGCCATTAGCAAATATCAATTTTGAATTAGGATAATGTGCTCGGACTTGTTGTATAAAATGTTTCGCAGAACCGTCATCATCATTAAATGTATAAACTTCGTCTACCATTGATAGATTGTTTATTACACAGAGACGTTCGTTCCAAGACATGAACGCTCGGCCTTTTTTACGAGCAAGCCATTCGTCGCTGTTTAAACCTACAATCAAACAATCTCCTAACATTTTAGCAGCTTTAAAATATGCTATGTGTCCGGAATGTAAGGGATCAAACCCGCCAGTTACAAGAACAATTTTATTCATATCAAGTATCATTAAGTGCTCATATTTAGCCAATAAATAACAGCATGAAAAAAATATTAGTAACTGGAAGCGAAGGATTTATAGGAAAACATCTATGTGCTGCTCTAACCGTTTTAGGGCATTCTGTAATTAGAGTGGATAAAAAATTAGGCACCGATCTGTGCAAATTAGAAACTTTTAGGGAATTACCCGAAGTTGACCTTGTTGTACATCTGGCTGCTTTTAATGGTACCAAATACTTCTATTTACAACCATTCGATGTTATAAGAGATAACATATTGTCTACCCAATATCTTTTAGATTTTTATAAAGGAAATGTAGAAAAAATCATTTTTACTGGTACCTGCGAAAGTTATGCAGGAGCTATTGATTTGTTTTCTTACAATGTTCCTACTGATGAAACCGTTCCTTTAGTTATTAGCGATGTATCTAACCCTAGATGGAGTTATGGTGGAAGTAAAATTCTGAATGAGTTACAAATTTACTCTGTTTTTCACCAATTCAAACAAAATTTTACAATTATCAGATATCATAATGTTTATGGTCCTGGACAAGTTGATCATTTTATTCCAGAATTCAGCATTAGAGCAAAAACAGGAGATTTCACCTTAAAAGGTTGGAAGAACACTAGAAGTTTTATGTATATCACCGATGCTATTAGAGCAACTATAGATATTATTTTTAATAACAACTGTAACAATCAAATCATCAATGTTGGAGTGAATGACGAACGTACTATCGAAGAAATAGCTAAAATTATTTTAAAAGAGTTAAAAATAAATGGGGAATTAATTTTAGAAGATGCTCCGCCTGGAAGTGTAAGTAGAAGACAAGCAGATTTATCTAAACTTGAACAATTAACTAACTTTGTTCCGTCTGTAAGTATAGAACAAGGTATAAAATTTACATTGGAAAATTTATGAAAATTGGTATAATAGGATTAGGAGTAGTAGGATCTGCTTGTAAATATGGATTTGAACTAATAGGATATGAAGTATGTATACATGATATAAAATTTAAGTCTGATCTTAATAATTTAATTAATTGTGATATTATATTTGTTTGTGTTCCTACGCCCGAAGATGCAGATGGATCTTGTGATATATCCAATATACTGCAAGTGATTACAGATTTAGAAAATTTAAGTTATAATGGAGTAGTTGCATTAAAGTCTACTACAATGCCAGGAACTACTCAAAATTTAATTAACAACTCTAATCTAAGAATCTGTTATGTTCCTGAATTTTTAAGAGAAAGATGTGCTAATGAAGATTTTGTTGAAAATCATGATCTTTTAGTAGTAGGTACAGATGATGAAGAAATATTTCAATTAATTGTAAAATGTCATGGAGCAATACCTAAACACACCGTAAAATTACGTCCAATTGAGGCAGAATTGTTAAAATACTATTCTAATGTCTTTAATGCTCTAAGAGTAGTTTTTGCTAATTCCATGTTTGAAATTTGCAATAAGCTTGGAGCAGATTATAGTAGTGTAAAAGATGCATATCTAAAAAGAGGGACAGCAAGCTCTCACTATTTAGATGTAAATGACAATCTAAGAGGATATGGAGGTATGTGCTTACCTAAAGATACAAATGCTTTAAATGCTTTAGTAAAACAATTAGGACTTGAAATAAAATTATTCGAAACTATAGATTTAGATAATCAAAAATTTAAAAAAACAGTATTTCCTGGAATGCGTACTTAAAGAGTGGCATCTTCCATTCCTGCTACTCTTAATTTTATGATATTCGATAATTGCCATTGTTTTATATCAAGGGCTTTAGTAATACCTAACCATTTATTTCTAAGCAAAGCGAATTCATTGATGATTTTTTCAAAATCAACTACATCTGATTCGCCTTCTACGTATTTTTCGCAATCTCTACTACTTAATGCTCTTTGGTAATTTTCAAGATATTTACGAAAATGCTGACTTTTTAATCGACGTAGTTCAATATTTAAATATTCTAAAATTGCTTCTATTTCTTGTAATTGACTATATCTTTGTTCCACGATGCCGGGCATACTGGCTGCTGCCTTTTCTATATTTCCCGCTATGCGACTATCATTCTTTGCAACCAGTAATTCGGCTTCAAAGTATGCCACAGCATCGGGGATATAAGATATATCTTTACTGACTTTAGAATACCACATTATCTATCTTCGTCATCGAAGTCCCAGTTATCTTCGTCGTATTCACCATCTTCGTTTTCTTCATCTAGGTAGTATTCTATTGCCGCGTCTAACGTATCATCATAACCTACTGCCGAACCTATGATTTTATCACTTATTCCGTGATCAGCTAACAGATCAATATACCGTTCTGCTGCTAAATCAATAGTTTTTTTATCTAAATATTCTTTGAACAACATCCAAATATCGGCTATTTGATTCTCATTCATTTTCTACGAGCTCCTCGGTTTCGACCGGTTTATAATTAGCAAAGTCGGACATAACTTTATCTAAACAACCTTCTTCGTTACGTTCCCACTCTTTGCGATAATATTTAATAATTTCTCCGTCATTTGTAGTGAATGACAGTCTATTTCCATCTTTTTTAAGTAATCCTTTTGACTCCGACAAGTCAACTAACCCGCTATAAGGATTCATTCCTGTTTCGTAAGGAATCTTAACTTGTACACCTTCAAAAGGTTTAGCATAGCGTGTCTTCATAACCTTACAAGCAGCACGAATACCACGCACTTCACTAATCTTGTTGCCGTCATCGTCTTCTTTGAGTTTTAGTTTTTTCATGGCAACCACAATAGAACTTGCATAAATGAACCCTTGTCCTCCTGAAATCTTGTCATCTGGATCGAACATATCTTGGCTAGCGTATGTGTGATTTGTAGCCACCAACCCAACATTAGCACTACCGAACATATTAACACAGTTACGAACCAATGCCGTAAGTGCCTTAGGCTTTCTACCCATATCACCTTTTAAGTCTCCTGCTTCGAATTGATTAACATCAGTTGGTGTCAACAGCATTCCTAAACTATCGATAACAAATAAGACTTTAGGACGATCCTCCATAGTCTTATATTCTTTCATGAACTCGTTGATAGTTTTAGCAACATCGTCGATCATAGCCATATTAAGTTTAAGAAGCTTATCTTCACTGGTATCAACTCCCAATGCTTTGAGCCAATCCTCGTCTAATGCATTTTCGCTGTCAATTAAAATAACATAGATACCTTGTTCTTGTGCGTGTCTTACTAAGTTACCGGAACAGATATAACTTTTTCCAGCACCGCTTTCTCCTGCAAATACAGTTACTTTGCCGAGCGGGACACCGCGATGAAAGTCTCCGCTGATAAGATAGTTCAGCGCATAGTTGCCAGTACTAATCCAATCAGTAGGATCATTAAAACCTACGCCGAGTCCATCAATACTTTTTGTTAATGTTTTACGAAATTTTGTTAAGTCGAATGCTTTTGCCATAATTTTTCCTTTTCACTTATAATAATATGTAAATCGATGCCTGTCAATAGAAAATTTAAACAATATAATTTTCTTGAATAATTAAATCCCAAAACTTTTCTCTCGCTTTAATTGCTTGTAGTGCTGCATCTGTAGCTTCTTGATGTTTCGATTCATCGTCGCCGCATAGTTCTTCTAAAAGACGTCTTGCAGCAGGACCGTGATCGTTTGAATCTATAGTAACATGTCTTGCCAAATACCATTTAAAATATTCACTAGGTATTTGTGCTGCTTCTAACTGCTCTAAAACTGATTGAAATTGTTCAGGAAGTAATTCTTCTCTTCCTAATGCTAGAGCAGAACAAATAATCCAAGGTTTGTCGCTGTCCACAAACTTTTTAGTTTGCGACATAAAATATTTTGCAGGGTTAGGCACTTTAGGATGTGTTAGTGCATTTTCCCATCCTATAGTTGATACTAAGGAAGGCCATTGTTCTATCCAAGAAGTGTCTATACCAATTTCTTTCATAGCAAGGATATAACTTTCGAAATGACTTAGATAGCCATTGTTATTCATTGTTATATCGCTTTCTTCTCCTAATATTATTTCATTTATCCATCGTCTTGCACTGGCCGAATAGATAGGAGACCATGTAGAGCCCGAAGGTGCCAAATGGTGTTGAAGTTGTTTTGTTAAACACATGAAGTCCCATACAGCATATACATGATTCTCCATGAACACATGAAGATCTTCAACACATCCTATGCTTTGTCGAGATGTCAATGGATGTTGACGTAACTTCCATTGAGCTTTTTCAATTAATTTCCAGTCCATAGTAATTGTAGAGTGCTGACAACCAGCACTCTACTTATCTACAATTACTTCTGACGATTGCGAATCATTGCAAGAATATCTTCTGCTTTACTAGCACTTGAAGTAGTCGATGCTGATTCTTTCTTTGGTGCAGGTGTTTCTGTTTCGAACGGAGGATCGTCATCTAAGTCTGAACTTGTTTGAGGATTGCTCGGCGGACTAGCTTTAGCCACAGGATCACCTGTTACTTGGCTCATGCCGGCTGGCTTAAAGTATTGTCCCCAACGTTCCATATCAAACGGTTCGCCATCTACACTAGCTTCGAACATTTCTTTAATAACCTTGATTTCTACATCAGTAGGTTTCTTAGGTAAGTAATCCTTGAGATCAAACAAACCGTGTGCTTCAAGAGCTGCGGCTTCTTTATCGTCTAGTGGGCGACTGCGACGACTCCATTTACTAGTAGAGTAGTCAGCATAACCACCTTTGCTGGTCTTGATAAGTTTAAAATCAACACCATTCACAGCATCAGTTGGCAAGTCGTCCATTTCTGGATCAAGTAATGCACCTCTAATTAGTTGGAAGATTTGAGGACCAATGATAAATCTACGGATTGGATTTTCTGATTTTTCAGTTTCTTTCAAACCATCTTCTACAACAAATCCTTGGAAGATATAGCTGCGTTTCTTCCAATATTTGCGACCTTGGTCTTCGAGACTTGGGTCTTTAAACCATCCGCGAACTTCTGAAAGAATAGGACAGGTTTCGCCATACATTTCCATGCAAGGGACATTAACTGTGACTTGTTTACTTTCTGCTTGACCTTTGATTCCTGCGAAAGGAAGTTTGATCATTGCACGTTCTACCCAAAAGAATGTGTTGTCTGAATTACCATCTGGAAGAAAACGTACTGTGGATTCGGAACCTTCTTTTAAGTTCCAGAACGGATAGATTGAATTATCTCCGCCTTTTGATTCGCCGCTGCTGCGGGTTTCTTGCTCTTTAAGTTTCGCACGAATTTCTGCTAATGTAGCCATGATTATCTCCTGTTGTTAGCCTATATTTGCCTTTAGTTTGTTCTAGAACCCTCTAAAACAAAAAACGCATACGGTGTATTGTATGCGTTTTTATTTAGTCTTGCAAGAGATTTAACACTCTTTTTTTGATTTATTTTACCATTATCTTAAACCAGCGATTCTCAACATAGCGTCCAAATCTTCTCGAGCTGCTTGTCCTTGATTCGGCATTGGCTGACTTGGCTTCGGCATTGGCTTCGGTTTCGGCATTGGCTGACTTGGCCTTGGCCCTCTTTCATCAGGTGCAGTTGTACCTTGTCCTGATCCAGAATATGGTTGAGCACCTTGTCCTGGAGGAGCTGGTTGAGCTGCTTGATTTGCAGCAGGCATGGAACCTTGCCCCATTCCGGCATTACGGCCAGATTGGAAGTTACTTGCTATGTCTGACACACCTTGACGCAGTTTGCCCATTGCATCTGTCGCACCTTTTTGAACTTTACCAGCAATTTTTCCAGCACCAAATGCCAAATCGTCTACTGCACCTTCTTGAGGTTGTGCAATTCCGGATAATTCTTGAATTCTTTTCATTTCGGCCTGTGTCATTAGTTCGTTCATGATATGCTTGGCTTTTTCTAATGCTTCTTCGCCGAATTTCTTTTCGACTGAAATCAAAACTCCGGTTGGACCTTTTGGGGTATTTCCGTCTTGATCGAACATACTTCGAACAAATTCAACAACTTCGTCTCCAGTGTCTTTGTATCCACTATCGAAAAACTCGTTTAAATCTAATCCAACACGTTGAATTGCATCTGCTAATGTAATCTCTTCTCCAAAAATATTAAAAGTATCTTCAGCTTGCATACCGGCTTTTTTAGCCCTCTCGATTACTCTTTTTAAATTTTCCGACATAGCTACACCTGGTGTCATTGGCATGCTAGGTGGTGCTGCTGGAGCCGGAGCTGGTTCGGCAGGTGCTGCTGGTGCTGGTGCAGGCTCAGCTGGTGCCTCTTGTTCTGGAGGTGTCGCTGCTGGTTCAGCAGGTGCTTCTCCAAAATTAATTTGATTTAAAACATCTGTACCATTTTCTTCGTCTTTAATCTTAATATAATCTTTTAATATTTCTCTAGCATCTGTATCTGGATTAATATCTGATAATTCTTTTAATATATCATTTAATTCTTTATCATCAATTATACCTTTTAAACTTTCAATCGCATTAGTACCATCCGTTCCGACAGGAAGTTCTTGTGCAACTAGTTCATTTAGTTTTTCAATAGCAGCAGTTTGTGCTTCTTGATTTTTACTAAAGATATCTTCGCTTTCACCTAAAATGTAATTAAGTGCTTGTTCGTATTGACTTTCTAAATTTAATTCTGAAATTCTATAATTAAATGTTGATTCTTCTGTTTGAGATAATAAATCATCTAAATTAACTTCTTTAACTGGTAAAGAATTTTCGTCTACTAAATTGTAGATATAAGGAAAAACATTTTTTAATTCTTCATTAAATGTTTTAATAGTCAGACGTTCGATCCAATCGTTAACTATTTCTTCTGGAATTTCTTGTGTTTCTTTTTTCGTAAAACTTTCTACAAAAGATTCATAATGTGATTTTTTCTGTAAATCGTGAATCTCTTGTTTAATTTGATCTATTCTTTCTAAAACTTTTTCATTAATGGTGTTCATAGCTTCTGCCACCATTGGAGTTCTTGTTACATAGTTTTTAAATTTTCTTAAACTACCTAATTCTTCGCTTAAACTAATAACATGTTTTCCTAAATCATCGTACGGAGTGCCACCATGTGCAATGTGCTGTGCTAAAGCTCGGGCTCCATTTAGATGTTTGTGTGGATATAGAAATCTTTCTCCATGAGAATTTTCTACATAAATGCTTTCAATATGCATTGTTCTACCAGCAGGGATATTAAGATTCACGGGCTGGCTATGTCTAATAATAAGCCTAGTTTCTCCTAAATCTTGATAACTTGTTTTGTTATTTCCCCATAACTTACTTTCACTCATTGCCATATCTCCCTGCTTTTTCGAAGCCAAATATTCATAATCTCGTTTATCTAAATTACTTTTAGAAATGTCTCGGATCTCATATTGTAAAAACTTTTTCTTACCAAATTCTCGCAATTCTTTTAAAAAATTGAACCATTGAGTTTTAACATTAGAACCTTGATCATCTATAAGATCATTACTAAAAATAACTACTAGTCCGTCCTTATCGCTTAGATCGATATCTACGCTACCCAATACTTGATTTTTAACTTTAAAGTCAAAACTAAAACTTCGGGCTAGTTCCTCAGTATCTGTAGGATCGCCCTTTTCGTCCTTCATTGAAATTTGTGGAAATTGAGTTCTAATTTTTCCAAAAAGTTCGCTAGCTATTAAATTAAGATTTTTATCCATACTGATATTTATCCGAGTACTGATGAAACGAAAATGGGCATTGGAGGCTCGAAATCCTCGTCGACACCGTCGCTTGTACTGTAAGAATCAAACACTCTGCTGTCCCAATCTGCTAGAATTTCGCTCATACGTACAATTAATAAACAAGCACTGACTAAATCGTCCCAATCGCCCTCTTTGGCTTTAAATGTTATTCCAGAAGCTACATAGGATTTAAGTTCAGAAATAAGAGGCTTACTATATAATTTCATTTTACCTGATTCTATTAAGTATTTTAATCTCGCGGCGGCTGAAATTTTAGTTTTGTGTGTAGTATTAAACCCTTTTCTAAACTTTCTAACATGCCCTTTTCTTATGGGTTCGCTGACAAATAATCCTGGGAAGTTTTCTTCGCCTATATCTCTAATACACACTAGTCCTGCTTCGCCCACAGTATTATTTTCAATACTCCAGTAGATATTACTAGAATTCTCAGATCCAACAGACTCTTCAATATATTTTAAGATTTCTTTTAGAATTCTAATCTGTCCTTGTATAGGTGTATAATTGTGCTGCCATTCGGCTA